GCGCAGGGCCATTAGCCCCTTTGATCTTGTCTAGCGTCCCAGACAGACCTAAACTCATGGGTACGTCTTTCGGTCTAACTCAAAGTGTGGTGCGTCATAAAAGCTCTTCCAGTCTCCACCCCACTTAATAGGGATGTCAAGCTCTTCTGCTGCTTCCTTCATAGCCTCAGACATAACCTCAAAGCGTTCAAGGTCATTCCAGTCTACAGGCCAAGGCACCATATCTACAGCATGACCTGTAATGTGTCGTGAGTTCATCGTAGTAGACTTACCAGCCTTATACAACTCACGTTGACGGCTTACGTTACGGATACCTTCGATGACTGTGAAGTCAACCTCAGTAATCTCAATGGCTTTCTTAACCACAGCGACCATATCAGGGTGTACACCTGACAAACTCTGTAGGCTACGTGTTCCTAGTTTATATGACATACAATGCCCCTTGTTTATTTAGCGTTAGTTAAAGATGTCTATCCTAGTAGGTAAGATGCCTGTATCTGGGTAATCTAACCATGCCTGCCTCCAAGTTTCCAAAGAGGTCTTTTGAGTGTCAGTAAGGCTGTTATACCAAGCGGGGTTCATCCTATCTAGTGTTTTAGAAAACTCTTCTCTACGCTCATTTCTACGAGATTTAACTATGTTCTCTTGAATATCTATGAAGACACCCTCGACATATCGTTTATCAAAAGCGTCTTCATCTGTAGAGGAAACAAGAGACCACCCTGTGTTTAAGTCTACAACGGACTGAACACCACTGATTGAATCACCAGCAGCCATTACAAGCCCTTCGGCATCAATAGCGTAATACATCATACGTCCCACCTCACTATATTTGTTACTAAACTACTTTCGCCAGTAGCCTGTGCTCGAAGAATTACACCACTGGCTAAATACGCCTGAAACCCTGCCACCGACCCTTCTACTGCTGAACCTTGCGTAACCCAACTTGTACTTGTGTTAGAGACGTTGAGGTTAAGGCTTACACTGTAGTTATCGCTAGTACCAACTCTAACGCTTCCTGCGATAAAGGAACCACCAGCTGCACCTGTAGCGATAGTTGTGTTTTGACCGTTATAGGCAGTTATAAGTGATGCAACAGTAGTTGGAGGAGTGGTTGGGCCCCAAGAAGGGGTTGGAGTTAGGTCTGAAAGAGTTTTAGGGATGTACCCATCAATAATACCTGAGACTGAAACAGCACCACCTGCACCATCACCGCCATCACCAAGACCAGTACTATTAGCACCATTACCGCCAGAGCCGATAGACACAGACAATATCCCATCCGTAGTAGCATCTGTAAGGTCTATGTTAACAGTTGTACCTGAGCTTACTCTACCACCCCAGCCTCTAACTCTGTAAGAATCATTATCAGTGCCGCTGTCATTAAAGAATGAGCCAGAGGAACCACCACCACCAGCACCATAGTGTGAGGTAGTTGCGTCTTGACCTGCTCGTGCCAGAAGACTGGAGCTATCTGGAAACGGAACCCCTCCCGCACCACCAGTGCCAAAGGGGGAATCTCCCCCTGCTTCACCATTTTGATACTGGTTAGTGAAGGTGTTTGGGGCACCTAGACCACCTGCGGAAGAAAACAACCGAGTACCAGTATAACCAGTTGCTCCTGCTAAAGAGACACTTGTAGTTCCACCACTACCACCCGCTACGGGGTTACCCGCAGGCTGACTATTAGCAGGGCCTATGCCACCACCTCCGCCACCGCCGCCGATTAGGAATACCGTGTGTATATCCCCCTTAGTAAGCGTTATGTTGCCAGTGTCCCCTTCATGGCGCACAATATTTGTACCTGCACCTGTACCTTTTTGATAAAAGACTGGTTCGTATACACGAAGCCCACTAACATCGTCGTGAATAATTGCCTGTACCACACCTGAAGCTAACTGTGGGTGAGAGCTATTAGTGACACTTGTGTGGGACAGTTGAAATCCATCTGCGGAAGTGCCGTTTGTACTTGTACGACCTACATAGAAACCGTCTGTACCAAAGTCGGCAGTAGTTGTACGACCACCAATAAAGCCTGATGTTGGTCCTGCCAGAGTTAGAGTTCCATCAACAGTAATTTTATCAGCTACAATAGAGCCTGTGGTGATATTACCACCATCAATGTTAGTGATAGTAGAACCATCTAAAGCAAAGTCTCCGTCTACAAAACTAACAAGCCCTGAGAAAGACGTACCCTCAATAGGGGTTGAACCAGTAGCTCCAGTAGTTGAGAACGGAGGAGATACATCCGCAAACAACAAGTTAGACGACCATACCTTCTCTGAAGCATTGGCTATCTGTGTAGGGGGTGTCTCTGACCAACCAGAAGAAATTGCGCTTAAAGCCCCAGTAGACCAAGTTATTACCGCAGTGGGAGTTGTGTTAGCGGGAGTAACTACGGCTGGGTTTGTGTACAAAGTCCTAGAGGCAAAACGAGGAGCATCAGAGCCAGTAGCTCCGTCATAACCCTGAGCTTGAGTAATAACCCAACCTGAGCCTTGGCCAGAAAAGTTACCTTCGGCCTCTACTTGTCTAAGCGTAAGGGAAGCCAACCACAGGACTTGACCAGAGCTAACAGCAGGTACTGTAGTAGTCCAAGTACCAGTGCTAGAGGCGTCACCCGTACTAGCGTTAAACCCATCAGTTATGGCTATGCTTGCAGGTTGAGTTACGTTAGCATCATAAAGATAAATAGTCTTGTAAATATCTCCACTAGGACCAGTAGGGCCAACGTATGAGGTAAAGGTTAGACCTGATACGGGTAGGGTAGGTGACGTTAGACCCTCGTAGAAAGCAACAAAAGTCTTGCCTGTTGGGTCAAAAGATTGATTATCCCCTTGTACGCTTGTAGCATAGATGGGAAAAACAGACGTACCATCGACAAGGGCTGGGTTAGTTGTACCACTACCATTACTGGAGAAGGCACTCTTGTTGCCTGTAAAGTCAAGTGCTTTTACTCTGTAGTGATAAGTCGTGCTATCAAGCAGTCCCTCATCTGAAAAGGTAGTCCCAGACACAATACCAACAAGTGTTGTCGGGTTAGCTGATGTACCACGATATACCTCGTATTGAAACAAGTCTTTGATCGTACTAGCGTCAGTGTTTGTAGTAGGGGCAAACCAACTAACCTTTGCGGCTCCGTAGCCCCCTGACACTGATACCCCAAAGGGGGCACTAGGGATAGTTTGATCGTCAACTGTGGCCACTGTAGTTGAGCCATAGACCCAAATTGAGGGTACCCCCAACGGGTTTACTGATCTAGCTCTGTAGTTGTAGACCCTGTTACTGCCCACAGGAGAAAGAACAAATCTGCTCTCTAGCATATTAAAAGAGTTGTAATCTGTGTCAGTAGATAGTTTCCACTCAAACTCGTAGTGGTCTACTAAGTTGACGTTAGCGACAGACCAAGAGAAAGCAATCTGAGATATAGTTGTGCCGTCATCGTTCACAGAAGACGTGGAGTTTGCCAAAAGATTAAGTGGAACAGCCGCCTCAAAAGGAGAAGGTAAAGTTGTGTTATCTCTTTCGTAAACGACACCATCATCTACTTCATCGTAGACAGACTCAGAAGTCTCACGTAAGGTCATCTGTGTCTGTAGGTCAAGACCGTCAGTTAAACCAAAGTTCCAAGAAACTACTTCAAACTCTTTGTTATCCCAACCAAAGCGGCTGTTAGTCAAGCGGATGTTATCCCCAACTTGAAGCTGGAGAGTTTTAAGCCCAAAGGAAGCATTAACTGTAAGCTGCTGTCTGTTACGCTCCAAGGAAATTAGAGCGATACGTCTAGCTTCAACAGAGTTATCAGTGAATGGTAGATCGACATCAGCTACTGACTCCTGACCATTGTCCGCAGTAACAAAAGCTGAGTTAGTAACCTGTGGGTAGTCTGTAGTCTGCCAGTTGCTTTCTTCACCACGGAATGTACCCTTAACAGTATTAAAGTTATCTCTACGAGAGTGTCGTGTAGAAACACTGATACTAGAGCGTAAGTCATCTTCATTAAGGTCAAGTACAGGTGCAGTCCAGTAAGCTGGCTTCATACGCCACTTACCTTGAGCATACCACAAGCTACCGTCCATAGAAGTCAATATGGCGTTAATCATGTCGTAGGGTGTAGCTGCTGTAGTGAAGGCACCATTGCAAGTGTATCTTGCGGTTTCTACAATGCCTGATTCATCTTGATCTGTCGGAAACCCTGTTGCTATAAATACAGTACCTACGTTATTGTTAGGCGCTCCATATAGTGTAAAGTCAGTGTTACCTACAGTTTTAATCTTGTACTCACCACCCACAAACATTTTGAAAACGGGGTTTCCTACAAGCTGGTCGCTTACATTAGCAGCAGCAATAACCAAAGTGTCATCAATGTTATCCTCATCCTCAGAAATACCGTAAGGAGAGGTAAGGTAATCTCTTAGGCACAAGGCTGGGTTATCTGACCATGAGGTTGTTGATGTACGTGGGTCATAGACCTTCTTACCTTTAACCTCAGCCGTAAACTCTGGTATACCATTAGGAAATACCTCAGCTTTATACTTAAGGCGTATATACATGTAGGCAATGCCACTGAGCGTGTGGGCAGAGGTCCAGTGAGCAGATTCCCTTACAAGGTCAGCATCAGCTACCTGAGTAGGTGAGCCATAATGGAAATTAATGCGCACATGGTCGTCATAACGATCAGAGGTTGTACCGTCAGAATCAGTTACACTAGAGATGTTACCATCTTCATCAATGTCACTGAAGTTTACGTATGAGTCGTTAATGTAAATCTTATCATAAGATTCAATCTCATGTCCAGCGATAGCTATAATACGGTGAAGGTATTTATTGTCTTCGCTACCTTCTTCATTTGTAGACTCATCATATATACGAGCGCCAGCTACACGCATCTTACCATAGATAACTTGGTGGTCCAATGCTGTACCAATGGCTGTAGTTTGATAACCACGGTTAGCCCCTGAAGAAAACTTAGGCATAAGCGCTCTCATAGCAGCACCAAGTACGACAGTAGTGGCTAGTCCTAAAAGAAAAGCACTTGAGGCAAAGGCAAGAGTTAGCGTGGTCCCTAAATAACCTGCTGCAAGAATACCTGCACCGATAGCAGTAAAGACAACCATATTATAATACCTTCTCGTATTTAGTTTCTACCTCGTTATATCCCATACGAGTAAGAAAGTTTCCAATAGGATTCTTCTTAGAGGAAGACGCTAACACTCTATAGACCCCATCTTCTTTCATGCAGGTCTCCACAAACTTAAATAATCTCTTGCCTACAGTAGATTTCCTGTAGTCCTTATGGACATAGACAGCATCATAGACACCCATGAGGTCTCCCTTAGCTGTAAGGGGCATTACGACAAGTACAATGAAGTATCCAATCAATAGGTCATCTTTTCTAGCTGTAAAGAACTTGAGTTGTCCTTTGTCCTCTAGATCAAAGTATGCGTCCCAATGTATGTTCAAGGGTTCTGTCGGATGGCCTGACTCTTCCCACTCTAGCTCGGCAAGTGGGGTTATCTCTTCTTCAGCTTGGCTTAGAAACTCTTGTTGGTACTTAACCATTAGTTAGCCTTTCTACCCCAAGGTATCTGCTTATCTTGTAGGTCTTCAATGAAGTCCAAACCAAGGTCGTTAGGATAGATTGACTTCTGATAACCAGAGGTGTATCTAGCAACCCTAGCTCTCTCAAGGTCAATAAGTTTATTCTCAACAGCCATCTCAATAGTAGATGTGTCGCCACCCTCTTCTATATTCATCTGGTCCATGTAGCCTGAGAATAATTCGTTAAAGCCCGTAGACGTACTCTCTAGGTTAATCCTTGAGCCATTCTGTAGTAGGATATAAGAGGCTGACTCTTGGAGTATACTACCCTGTTGGAATGTACCAAAGTAAACTTTAGCTACACGGCCCTGATAAGGCTCACTGAGTGCTAGTGATAGAAGTTCTGAGGGGATACCGCTTAAACTGATTGAAGCACCCTTAACGGCCATCTCAGAGGTTTCCTCAATAGAGGAGATATTCAGTAGTTGACCTAAGCCAATCCACTCAGTGCCATCCTCTAGGACAAGAGTACCTTGACCTGTCCACATCCGCACAACATTGTTATCAAACCTAAGCTCAGTTGCAAAGAAAGGATATACGACACCCTCTTCAATATTATCTATTGTAGTTGTGGACAGGTCACGAGACATAACTTACTC